AGATAGGGGCATTTGATTTGCCGACAGCACAACAAACAATAGATCGTATTAATCAAGATTTATTACCTCATCAAAAAACCTTTTGTGATGACATGGAGCATCGCAAGCTTGCATTAGTTTGTGGTTTTGGTGCTGGAAAAACTTATGCTTTATGTTCTAAAGCTGTAATACTTGCCTGTTTGAATATTGGTCATGTATCTGCTGTTTTTCAGCCAACCGCGCCCATGCTTAGGGATATTTTAATTCGTACATTTAATGAATTATTAGACCAATGGCAAATACCTTACACATTTAGGGTATCACCGTTACCTGAATATACTTTGGAATTTAAAGAAGGTACTCATACAATCTTGTTAAGAACAATGCTTACATATCAACGTTTACGAGGGCAAAATTTATGTGCAATTGGATTTGACGAGGCAGACACAGTTGGAAAACGAGAGGCAGTGAGCGCAATGAACATGGCACTTGCAAGACTTAGATCTGGTAATGTTCAGCAGTTCTATGCAACTACAACCCCAGAAGGTCATGGTTGGGCTTTTGATACGTTTAAGAAAAATGCAAAGACAGATACAAGATTAATACAAGCCAAAACGAGTGATAATAAATATCTTCCTGAAGGATTTATACAATCTTTAATTGAGAATTATCCAGAACAATTAATAAAAGCGTATTTGAATGGAGAATTTGTAAATCTAACAAGCGGTGCTGTATATCGTTTTGATCGTAATGTTCATGTAAGTAATCAGCTTCTTAATTATAAAAATGAAATTTTGCGTGTAGGTATAGATTTCAACATACAAAATACAAACTGTGTAATTGGTGTGCGAGACGGCAATAAGTTAGTCATAATAGACGAAATCACAAAAATGCACGATACAGATGCCTTGGCGAAAGAAATTTTAAGAAGGTATCCAAATCAAAAAATCTTAATTTACCCAGATGCTTCAGGATCAAACCGCAGTACCAACAGTAGTCAGACAGATATTGCCATATTGGAGGGATATGGTTTCACCAATATGTCGCCAAGGTCGAACCCCCCAATCAGAGATAGAGTCTCGGCTGTTAACTCTCTTCTCAAAAACGGCAAAGGGGAAGTCCGTTTGGCGATTAGCCCCTGTTGCAGAACCTTAATAGAATGTTTTGAGTTACAGGCTTATGATGAGAAGACAGGAGAACCAGACAAACAAAATGGCTATGACCATATCCTCGATTCGCTTGGATATTTAATATGGCGTGAATTTAATCCATTATATTTCCGTTCAGGTAAGAGTACTGGAATTAGGCTTTATTAGTATTATTCTTTAAACTATAGTTAACAGTATTAATGGACTCTTAAAATGTACTCAGGATATAACCATTACAACAGACAGAAATCAGCGACAGGCACTACCATTATAGACCCTAACAGTGCATGGTTTGCTCAAGAACCTCACTGGCCGCTTATCGAAGACCTCCTTGGAGGTACATATCAGATGAGGAGTCGTCACCGAAAATACTTGCCGCAAGAACCCAGGGAATTGGATAGTAGCTTCGATAGTAGACTCAGCAGATCGGTTTGCCCGCCATATTTCAGCAGATTGGAGAAAATGTTGGCAGGGATGCTGGTAAGAAAGCCTGTCAGGTTAAATGATACAAGTGATGATATAAGACTTCATATGTTTGATGTTGATTTGGAAGGTAATGATCTTAATGTATGGACTTATGAAACTGCAAGAAAAATGATCCGTTATGGGCATTGTGGTGTTCTTGTGGATGCACCTGCGGCAGGTCAAGCTGGTAGACCTTATTGGATTACCTACACGCCAAGAGAAATATTGGGCTGGAGAACAGAGATGATTGACGGTAAATTAAAATTTACACAACTGAGGTTATTAGAAAAAGTATTTGAACCTGATGGTTTATATGGTGAAAAGGTAGTAGAGCAGGTAAGGCTACTAACTCCTGGAGCTTATGAAATTCATAGAAAAGGCAAAAATAATGAATATGTAAAGTTTGATGAGGGAACAATGAGCCTCCCTGAAATACCTTTTGCTGTTGCATATTCCAACAAGATAAACTTTATGGAATCAAGGCCACCGATGGCTGATATTGCAGAATTAAATTTAAAGGCATATCAATTACAATCAGACTTATCAAACCAGTTGCATATATCTAGTGTGCCAATGCTTGCTTTCTTTGGTTTTCCACAAAGCAGTGAAGAAGTAAGTGCAGGTCCAGGAGAAGCGATTGCATTTCCAGCAGAAGGCCGAGCAGAATATATTGAACCTAGTGGCAATAGCTTTGAGGCACAATTTAAACAGATAGATCGTGTCGAAAAACAAATTAATGAACTGGGATTGGCGGCAGTGCTGGGTCAAAAATTAAGTGCAGAAACAGCAGAATCTAAAAAAATAGATAGAAGCCAAGGCGACAGCACGATGATGGTTATTGCCCAACAGATGCAAGATATGATTGATAACTGCCTTACGTTTCATGGTCAATATTTAGGAAATGATGGCGGTAGTTGTTTTGTTAACAGAGATTTCGTAGCACAAAGATTAGAACCTCAAGAGATCCAATCATTATTACAGCTTTATACAGCAGGTACGATCACCCAAGAAACTTTACTTACTCAATTACATGAAGGAGAAGTTCTTGGTGATGAGTTTGAGGTGGAAGAAGAAATCGAGGCAACAGAATCAGGTGGATTAAGAGAAATATCAGAACCTATAGCGGAGGCAGATGAAACAATGCCAGCAGATGAATAATGGCAACACCAGAATCATTTTATCGAGAAGCTATTGATTTAAATAGGTATAGCAATCGAGTCGCTAGAGAAATTGTAACGAATTACAACAATGTAATTTTAGATTTAACTAATAAGTTGGCAACCATTGATGAAGTTACAGCACCAGCAACAGTGGCAAGAATTAGGGCGATGCTTGTACAAATGAAAGAAAGTTTGGAAACTTGGTCAACAGGAAGTAGTGCTTATATGATTGATGAATTACAAAGCTTGGCAGTATTTCAATCTGGTTTTATTGCTGATGAATTACAGAAAGTTTTACCAGTAGGTGCTGCTGGTGTTAACAGTGTAAAAATATCTCCTGATTTTGCAAGAAGTATTGTTATGACTGACCCAACAGAAGTAAATATATTAACGCTGCCAAATAACTTAGAACCAACTGTCCAAAGAACATTTAATTTAACGGCTGCCAAAGGTTCTGCCATTACTTTGCCTAGTGGTGAAGTTGTTGCTAAAGCTTTTCGTGGGATATCTACTAAACAGTCAGAATTAATATCAAGTCAGATTCGTATTGGTATTACAGAAGGAGAATCCATACCAAAGATCGCAAAAAGATTAAGAGGCCGTTTGCAATTTGGTCGTAATCAAACGATGACGGCAAAAGCACAAAGACTAGCTGCAGGCGATGGAATGAAATTAGCTAACAATCAAGTGATGACTATTGTTAGAACTTCTGTTAACCAAGTGCAAAACGCTGCAAGTCAAGCAACTTATGCAGCGAATCAAGATGTAACCCAAAAGTATGAATATGTTGCGACTTTAGATGCAAGAACAAGCACAATTTGTGGCAGTTTAGATGGACAAAGATTTAATTATAATGAAGGACCATTACCACCACAGCATTTTAATTGCAGGTCTACCACTGTACCAATAATTGATGATGAAGATTTAAGACGAAAGTTTCCTAATACCAGACCAAGTGCAACTGGTAGAGTTCCTCAAGATACCAATTACGCAACGTGGTTAAAAGATAATCCGTCTATTCAAGAAAAAACATTAGGAAGTAAAAAGAAATTTTTTAATTATTTAATTGATAAGAAAAGAAAAAGTCCTAAACAAGCTCTGCGATTAATTATAAAAGAAGATGGAACCGAACTTACTTTAAAAAATCTAATTGAAAAATACCCGAAGGCATAAAACAGGTTATTATTGAAATAGTTACGTTGAAAATTATGCCAGGCTATCATGGTTCAATGAAACCAAAAAAGAAAAAAAAGAAAGGTAAAAAATAATGTATGTATTTAAAAAAGAAGGAGAAGATACAACTCCTGTAACAGATTTTTCTAAGATGTCTAAAGGGCAGCTAGAACAACATGGCAGAACTCTTGGTATTGAGCTTGATAAAAGGTTAAGCAAGTCAAAATTAATTGAACAACTAAAGGAAATTTCAAAATGAAAAAAGGATCTAGAGTTAGCTGGATATATGGCGGCAAAAGAACTTTCGGTAAAGTTACTGGTAGCGGAGGAACGAGAGCATCAATCAAAGGCCCATCAGGAGGAGTTGTTACAAGAGTTGGAACTAAAGAAGATCCTGTTGTAAGGATTGTATCTGAATCTACTGGTAATGCTGTATTAAAAAAAAGATCAGAACTAAAGGCAGCACCTAAAAAGAAAAAGTAATGGCTATTACTAGAGGAGGCCATACATTTGACGGTGTTGATAAACCTATCAGAACCCCAGGTCATTCAAGTGGTAAATCTCATGCGGTTGTAATAAAACAAGGTGATGGTTATAGGATTATAAGATTTGGTATGCAGGGAGCGAAGACAAAACCCCCAAGAAAAGGTGAATCAGATGCAGATAAAGCAAAACGCAAAAGTTTTAAGGCACGTCATGCAAAAAACATTGCAAAGGGGAAAACAAGTGCGGCATATTGGGCAAATCGTGTAAAATGGTGATATAACTTAATTAAGGCTACGCTTTATTTTTATGGCAGACGAAAAAGAAACAGTGGCTACGCCACCAGTAAACAATGCAGAACTTGATGCATTGAAAGATTCAGTAAAAAGATTAGAGGCTAAAAATTACGAACTGATTGGTAAGTTAAAAAACCAAAAAGACGAGAAAACAGTTCCTGATGATTATGATGCTCTTTTATCTTTTAAACAAAAAAAAGATCAAGAAGATTTAGAAAAAGAAGGTAAGTACACAGAAGCAACGCAAGCATTAGAACAGCAGTATAGAGATAAATCATCTGCTGACAAACAAAAGATAGAAGATTTAGAAAAACGTAATAGAGAACTGGAATTAATTGCACCAGCTATACAAGCATTATCAGATGTAACGCATGATCCAGAACTTGTTTTAAATAATTTTGTACCAAAAGAACAGATCCAAATAAAGGAAGGTCGCCCAGTTGTGGTTGATGGTTATGAACAATTACCAGTAGCAGAATATGTGAAGGCAAAATTAGAAAAAGAAAAGCCATATTTATTAAAAAAATCACCAGCGATTGGTGGCGGAGCACCCATTTCAAGACCATCTGGAGGTGGTGAAATGTCAGAAGAGATGATCAAGCCATTTTTAAAAAACTCAGAAAATCTTACAGAACAATCAAGAATCTTTAAGGTTTATGGTGTAGATACATGGAAAAAGTTGCGAGATATTGCAAAAACTCGCTAGAATATAGATTAAATTCTGTTACGCAGAATAAATATCTAGGGTTACGCCCACACCGTTTAAATTTATTTTAACAAAACATGGCTGTTTTAAGGAGTGACATCATCATTCCAGAAGTATTTACGCCTTATGTTATAGAGCAAACAACCGCCAGAGATGCGTTTCTCGCAAGCGGTGTGGTAGCACCTATGGCAGAGCTAAATGCAACTGAGGGTGGAGATTTCGTTAATGTGCCTTTCTTTTCCGCAAACTTAAGTGGAGATTTTGAGGTACTTACAGATTCAAGTTCATTAACACCAGGCAAGATCACCACTGATAAACAGGTGGGCGTTATTTTGCATAGAGGTCGTGCATTTGAATCAAGAGACTTGGCTGCATTAGCAGCAGGTTCTGATCCAATGGCTGCTATCGGTCAAAAGATCGGTGCTTACATTGCAAACCAAAGACAAAAGGATTTACTTTCTTGTCTTGATGGAGTATTTGGTTCTGTTAACTCAACAGATTCTAACGCTGCATTTTTTGGACTAACAATAGACGGTGGTTCTGGTGATACACCTACAGGTTTATCTCCGAGACACGTTGCAAAAGCAAAAGCATTACTGGGCGACCAGGGTGACAAGCTTGCAGCCGTTTGTGTCCATAGTGCTATTTACTATGATCTCGTTGAGAGAAAAATGGTGGATTATGTATTAGCAACTGATGGTAATGGTGGATCTGCTACAGCATCTGGTGGTACTATTGCCCCTGCTTATGGTGGAAACGATACTGTTCCTACATACTGTGGTTTAAGAGTTATCGTTTCAGATGACGTAACTACAACTGGTTCTGGTGCTTCTAAAGAATATTCAACATATTTCTTTACTCAAGGAGCAGTAGCTAGTGGAGAGCAAGCTGGACTAACAACAGAAACAGACAGAGACATTCTGGCTAAATCTGATGCAATGTCTATTGACCTTCATTACTGCTATCATCCTGTGGGAGCAAAATGGGCTGTTACTACAACAAACCCAACACCTGCAGAGTTACAAACCGTAAGCAACTGGTCGAAAGTTTACGAAACAAAGAACTTAGGAATTGTTAGGTCAACTAACGTTTCAACTATGGATTAATCGAGGTAACTTATTATGCCAAGTTTATTTGAAGCTGCTGCAGGCTCTGCTTTAGGAGTTGTAACAGCACAAACAGGTTCTGTGACCCAAGCAACCAGTAAAGCTACTGGTGTGACATTAAATAATGTTGCTGGTGCAATCACAATGAATAATGCTGCATTAGCTGCGGCTGCTGAAGTTACTTTCACAGTTACTAACTCAAAAGTTAGTGCTGGTGACGTAGTTTTAGTGAATCATGGTTCTGTTGGAACAGCTGGTGCTTATTTATGCCAAGCTAATACTATTGCTGATGGATCTTTTAAAATTTCTCTCGGTAACGTATCAGGGTCTTCAGCTAGTGAAGCTATCGTCTTGAACTATATGGTTTTCAAGGCAGGTTAATGGGAATGTTTGCTTTTAAGCGAATGAGAGAACAAGAAGCTGCCAAATCGGTAGCTTCTGTTCAACCCACTAAAAAACGTAAACGCAAGCCAAAAACTAATGGCAGTAACGATACACACAACAGTCGGAAGCAGCATAGCCAATAGCTATATCAGCCTCCAAGAAGCCCAGGATATTATTGATGGGTTAATTGAAGATGATGATGTAACAGCATGGTCTAGTGCAACAACCGATCAAAAAAACCGAGCATTATTTACCTCTACTCAAAGAATTGATAGAGAACGATTTTTAGGTGCAAGAGTAAACGATACACAAGGATTGCAATGGCCGAGAACAGGCGTAAGAAAACCTGATACATATATCAATACTTATGCTATTGGTTTTCCTTTTCGGATATCAACTGATTATTATACTGATACGGAAATACCAGATCAGGTAAAAAAAGCAGAGGCAGTATTAGCTGTTTATTTGAATAATAATAAAGATGGATTAGGATTAAGTGGATTAGAAGATTACAAACGTGTAAAACTTGGTAATCTAGAAGCAGAGCCAAACTTTTATGGTTCTGTTGGTGCTGATAGAGTACCGCCATTATTTGAACGCTATTTTACTGGCTTACGAATAAGTGGACCAGGAAACGTAGCAATCAAAAGGAGCTAACCAATGTATTATTCCAAAGCAAAAATCATCACTAACACAAATACTCATTCGGGGAGGTTTGTAAAAATTGTAGCCTTAGTTGATACTGTTATTAATACATTAACTTCAGATGTTATTACAGGTACAACAACTTCAATAACTTTAAAACACAATGTCTCTTTAGAAGTAGATTGTACTGCTATAAAACTTGATAGTGGTGCTGTTATTGCCTATACAATCTGATGGGGTTAGCATCTTCTTTAAAAAAAGTTAGTAATAAAACACTAATGAAGTTTGGTGGTGATATAACAATCAAGAGAACCACTTTTAGCTCTTATGATGTTGAATCTGGATCAGTTGTTAAGAACCAAACATCGTCTACAGTCAAAGGTTTTTTAGAAGGTGTTACAAATCGTGAGGTTAATGATTTAATTTCTCAAAATGACAAAAAGGTAATGGTATCAGCAGGTGCTATAACATTTACTCCTACCACTAAAGATAAAGTTATTATCAGTTCTATAGAATATAAAATCATTCAAATAGATAAAGAGGAACAAAATAACATAGATATACTTTATGTAATTTATTTGAGGGCATAATGGCTAGAGAAATAAATTTAACTAGCATCAGTGATCATTTTGGCGAAAAAGTCCAAAAGACTGTGCGTAAAGCAACCTTTAAAGCAGAAAAAGATATAAAAAAATTTACACCAGTTGATACTGGTAATTTAAGAAATTCATTTCAAAGTGAAGTCCAAGATTACCGTGGAGAAGTTTTTACTAACGTGGAATATGCAGAACCAGTTGCTTACGGAACTAACTTACCTCCAAGCTGGGGTGGTCAATATAGAACAAGGCAGCAAACAATTAAAGGTTATCCAGAGTTAATCGCAAAACAACTGGAACAATATATAGTTAATGAGTTTAGGAAGGCATAATGGCAGCAATAGATTTAAACACAGTTCGTCAAACAATAGAAGAAAGGCTTATTACAGAATTAGATGACACCCCACCTATCTCTGTTGTGTTAAACAATATGCCTTTTGATGCCAGTTCAAAAGATACATTTGTTCAGTGTCTTACAAGCTTTGGTTCTGGAAGTTATCTGACTATGGGAGGCACAACAAATTCTACAAATAGTGTTGTTGGGTTGATTGTCTTAAATATATTTACTGAAGAAGGTTTAGGCAGTGGGGCAAATTTTGTAATTGGCAAAAGACTTAGAGACTTATACAATAGAAATACAGTTTCTAATGTGATCTTTGATTCTCCGATAGGACCAGAAGTTTTAACGCCAAGTCCTGAAGGAAAATTCCAAACACAACTAAGGATTACATTTGAAATATATGAGGATCTTTGATTATGCCAAAACTTGAAATCACAGAAGAAATGCTTGACGCTATCGAAGTTGTCAAAGGTGTTAGAGATTCTAGAATGTGGGATCCTAATTGCAAAAGATATATGGAGAATCAAGAAAATTCAAAAAAAGATGTAAAAAAGACTGAAAAGAGTTAATATATTTATAAATCTTTCTTTTTTTTGTTATGGCTGCTGTAAAAGGTGATGTCGGTAAAATAATGTTCCATAATGCTGCTGGAACAGAAGCTGATATATCAGGTCTTAGAAATTGGTCTTTGTCAATTACTAAAGACACTCAAGAAACAACAGTTCAAGGTGATACCTCAAAAACTTTTGTTGGTGGCCTTATTTCTGGTGAAGGTTCTGCAACTCTTATTTATGACAATGCTGGAAACTCAGATTATCTAGCATTTGTTGAAGATATTTTAACAACTGGTGATGCTGGTGATGCGTTATTTGAATTGTTCCCTGATAGTTCAGCAAGTGCTAAAAAGTTTGGTTTTTCTGGAATAATTACAGGTGCTGAATATGGAGCAACAATAGGTGAAATACAAGAAGTAAGTATTTCCTTTATCTCAACTGGTGCAATTACTTCAGACATCTAGTAAATTTCTAACAACTAACCCCACATAACATGGCAACAAAAAGAACCGTTGATTTAATCACTGAGGCTTTCAGTGATGTGATGACAGCTAGAAGAAAATATGAACTAAAAAATCCTAATGGTGAGATTTTAAAAGAAATATTTTTTCCACCACTTACGAGGTTTGATAGAAAGCAAGCCCAAGCTGCGGCTGGTACTGATGATGCCTTAACAATATCTACTAGACTTCTTTGTCAACTTGCAGAGAATGAAGATGGTACAAAAGCTTTTGCTTCTGCTGATGCTGAAAACCTACAAAGATTTCTACCAGAAAGTGTTTTAAATGAACTTGAGTTATTTATGATGGATATTCAGGTTGATATCAATACAGCAAAAAACGAATAAGGCGAGATAACTGGTTAAACTTTGAGTTTTTTCTCGCAACAGAACTAGGTAAGTCTATTGAAGAATTAAGAAAATCTATGACGGAAGAGGAGTTAATACATTGGGCTGCATATTACGAAATTAAAAATGACAGAGAAAAACAAGAAATGAATCGTCAAAAGGCAAAATCAAGGTAGAATATAATAAAGGTTATTTGTATTTGTGGCACAATCGACAGTTAAGTTAATAGTTGATGCTCAAAATGCAATAAGACCATTGCAACGTGTAAATGAACAGACCAAAGCTTTAAGCAGTAGTACAGATAAATTAAAAGGCAGATTGGATAAAAGTAATAGGTCTTTAAAAAATACTGGAACATCAGCACGAACAGCCTCGACAGGTGTTAAAAGTTTAGTAGGTGCATTAAGACCTTTATTAGCAGCTTTAGCTGTTGTTGGATCTGCAAGGTTTGTTTTATTTCAAACAGCACAACTTGAAACGCAAACTAAAGCTTTAGAAGTATTGACAGGAAGTGCTGAAAAAGCACAGGATATTGTCCAAGAGATAAAAGAATTTGGTGCTGTAACCCCTTTTAAATCTTCTGAATTAATAGAAGTTGCCAAACGTATGAAAGCATTTGGTTTTGAGACTGAAAATGTTGTTGATATAACAAAAAGAATTGCAGACATAGCTGGTACTGCTGGTGCGGATATAGATGGTGTTGCACTTGCTATAGGTAAAGTACAAGCAAAAAATAAATTTATGCAAGAAGAGAATATTATGTTATTGGAAAAAGGAATTAATGTCACAAAAGATTTAGAAGAGATTACAGGTTTAACAGGCGAAGCATTAGCTGATGCTATGAGTAAGGGTGAAATCGGAGCAGATAAATTCGTAGAGGCGATAGTAAAAGCTACAAGTAAAAACGGACAATTTTTTGGAGGTGCTTCAAAACAAAGTGATACTTTAGCTGGTAAATTTAGTACTTTAGAAGATGGTGTAGAAACTTTGGCTCAACTAATAGGTGACAAATTAAAACCAGCTTTAAAAGGTGCTTTAGATGTGGCGATTGATCTTGTTACAAATATAAATCAAGCAATAGCGGCAGGTTCAATAACAGACGTTGATAAAAAAGCTTTACAAAAACAAGCACAAAGTATTGTTCAAGAGCAAGCAGGTCGTTTTCCAGGTGGCCCTTTTGGTATGGGCGAGGTATCTGTTAGTTTTCAAGGTCAGGAATTTAAAGGTCAACCAGCAGCAGTTCAATCTCAAATAACAAATGCTTTAATAAATGCAGAAGTCGCAAAAAGGTTAAAAGAGCAGCTTGAAATTCAAAAAAAATTAGCCGAATCAACAAACAAGATAAGAAAAATTAATGTAAAAAATGGTCAAATTCTAGAGATAACAAAACACAAGACAAAAGAAATAACACTTGCTTACAGTGAGGGTTTAATACCGTTTAGTGATTTATTTAATACAAATCTAGATTTAAGTGGAATTTTCTTAAATAAAATAAATAATGGAACAGATGAATTGTCTGAAAGTTTTAACACAATAAAAACTGATGCTGAATTATTAAAAGAAAAGTTTGCTGAAATTGGTCACACTATAGGCAGTCAAATATCAGATGCTTTGGTTGGTGCAATAAACGGTACAAAGTCATTAGGAGAAGCAGCTAAAAATATTATTAACGATTTAGCAAATTCATTATTAAGACTTGGTATTAACACTCTTTTAAAAAGCACAGGTTTTGGTATTTTTTCTAATTTACCTGGTTTTGCAAATGGTGGCAGACCTCCTGTTAATAAACCCTCAATAGTTGGAGAACGTGGCCCAGAATTGTTTACGCCTTCTGTTTCTGGAACTATTACACCTAACCATGCTTTAGGTGGAGGTACAAATGTAGTAGTAAACGTAGATGCTTCTGGTTCTTCTGTTGAAGGTGATGAAGATAGAGGTAGAGAACTTGGTCGTCTTATATCTGTCGCAGTACAATCTGAATTAGTACAGCAAAAAAGACCTGGAGGTTTACTTGCATAATGGCTACTTTTCCTTCAATAACTCCTACTTACGGAGTACAAAAAAGATCCGCACCAAATACTAGAACAGTAAGATTTGC